GTTTCCCAGTCACGATCCGCTAAATTGTTTTTCGATCTGTTGTTTTCTCAAGGTGGCAGAATCAACTGGCTGAGCATTTTCTATCTGATCTTTCTCGGCCAATGCTTCTTTTTCTGATTTGGACTTCGGCCATAAAATTCCAATTGCGCAAAGGGCAATAAACGCCCATGCACAGATTGGAATTTTATGGCCGAAGTCCAAATCAGAAAAAGAGCATGTCGAAGAAATTAAAGAGAAAAACCGTATCTAAACGACTAGATGAGTTTTCATACGGATGGGTGAAAGGAGCCGAGCAGAGTATTCGAGTTTTGCGCCCAATAATAAAAAGTGGTCCTGGAATAGTTGCTGTTAGAAAGTCACAATTGATTGCCGAATATTTGGACTCTCAAGACAATTCGTTGTCAACTATTCGCAGAGGGTTTCAATCTAAAGTTTCTAAACACATGTTGAAAGGGTATGAGGATGGTACAAATGTGACACTAAACAAGGCGATGTATAAGCCAAAGTCAAATCTCAGTAGGTTGAATTAAAAAGGATGTTCTTATATCTGATCACAGGTTGTTTCGGGGCCGGCATTAAAAATGACCGGCCCTTTTTTTATTCAGACGTAATCTCTATCACATTCCCTTCAAAATCAACTTTGGCCCAAACTTCATCCTTGACTTTTGCTCCTAAAGCGTTATTGCCACGATATATCATTTGAACAACCAGATGATCGCCTTTGTCTAAATACCTGGTATCCACATGTTCAAATGACTTCGGATCATTCATGTTATGTTTTACCAGGATTTTCAATTGTCGATGAGATCCATCCCATCCACTAAATTGTTTTTCGATCTGTTGTTTTCTCAAGGTGGCAGAATCAACTGGCTGAGCATTTTCTATCTGATCTTTCTCGGCCAATGCTTCTTTTTCTGATTTGGACTTCGGCCATAAAATTCCAATTGCGCAAAGGGCAATAAACGCCCATGCACAGATTGCTAGGCAATTCTTCATGTGCTTAATGGTTTATGTGTTTGAAAATAAAATGAAGTCCCGGACATACGTTTCCGGGACCGTGGTGACATGAGATTACAACACCGGACCTCGGTCATTGGTAATACGAATATCAACTCATTCTCATCGATGGACAAGAACGATTTTCCGAAATTGTCGGATAAATATTTTTCTAATATGTAATTAGAATATACTTAGTTGACCTTGATTGTCTGTAACCAGGTGATCTACTTTTGTTGCGAGTATACGGTAGATCGTTGTTACCTCCATGATAAAAAACTCATCACACAATCGTTTGATGACATCATCGTGTCTGAGTCGTTCATTGTGATAAAGCTCTTGATAACGATTTTGAATGGCCTTATACTTTCTGACTGTTCCTTTTCTCTTCGGTGCGGCTCCCATGCTCACTCATTTTGAAATTCTATCTCACATTTAATATCTATAGTACCTGTAATTTGCTGATAATATGGCGCAGCTGAATAATCATACAACTGTGCTGTGTATTCATCCACAGTTTTGACCAGGTTGGAAATTCTCTGATGAGGTTGACTGAATCTGCGATTGATGTTCTGAAACAAAATGCAATCATTTGGATCTCCTTTCGGAACAATATTATCAGGATGATCACTCAGCCTAAATGAAGCTCCCTGGAGAGCTTTAAACAGATTCTTCTGATATTCCATGTGATTGATCAAAACGGTGTCAGTGATGTCGCGAGAGTCGCCGTAGGCTGTTTGTGAAATCAAGGTGATCGTGAATGGTAAGTCGTGACAGATTTGAATACCTTTTGAATGCTGATCCCAGATATGATCTTTAAATTCAATATACACAGCTGGAGTTGTTGGTACATGATCTTCACCGAGCTGATCATATTGTTGCAGATCCAGATCAATCAGATTCAAGCCACCGACTTCCTGTGTAATATGGGCCTTGAGGATAGAATACATTTCACCTAGCATCACTGTAGAATTTTAGAAATCTGATCAACTATGGTTTGTCGCAATTCCTTTTTCAATAATTCTGAAGCTCCCATGAATTGTCTTTGCGGAATATCAGTATTCACTCGTCTCTTGTGCGCACTCACATCGACAACACCATTTTTCGTTCTGCGTTTATGGGATTTGATATTGGCCACACCGGTAATGGTTCCACCTTCATTATGTATTTGAGCATATTCTACATCCGTATAAATAATGGCTGAATTGCGATCGGTTTTTAATCGAAGAGATCTTCGCAGTCGAGCAGTCTGAACCAGTGGCCGTTGCTTCTCTCGACCGGACTTAGAATCAATGACGGGCTTCCATTTGTTCAATGTGCGATCGGCAAATCCTTTTTGATCCCATGATCGATCAAAGAACTCCAATGCCTTTTGACCCAGTATTGCTGGAAGAGATTGAAACAGTCTTTTGACTTTGTTGGACTTGTCACGAAACACATCAGACATACACAAATATATCGTCAAATCGTAATGTGTATTCTAATTCTGGATCAATAGTTATCAACATTACTATGATGAATAACGTTATATTTGTACTGCCAGGCGATTCAAAAGCCAGGCACCCGTAAAGCACCGACGACACAGGTGCTATTTTTATATCCGCTCGATTATATCAATGGCATTCTCAGCATTCACTCTAATTAAACGATCAATATAGTAGATCCAAACGTCTGTGATTTGAGCTTTCCTGAGTCCCTGCAGTATACCATTTCTGAGGATGCGTAAATCCATTTCACTATCGATAAACAGTGCTGCGATTTCGGCACCTTGTTTTGATGCCCGGATGATCGATTTAGAAATTGCGTTTACCGTCAAGACTTTAACTCGCTTCAATTCGACAAGCTGGCCTGTATCGATTTGAAAATCGATATTTCGTTTGCTGGTTCGGTTATCTACCGGTAGGAGCCTTCCCGAGATTCCAGAACGAGCAAGACGTTTGGCAAAATCGATATTCTCATCACGTTCATTTTGGTCATGAAGAATGTGTGTCTGAACAGTAGCCCCGGTTCGCTCGTCCTGAAATGTTTTGTCAAACAGATCTTCATCGATGAGTGAATTACGCATTTGATTTAAGACACTTTTACGCTCCTTAATTGTAACCGAGGTAAAATATGGATGCTGTCGATCGAAAACTTCACCAAGTTTAGCTGCATTTCTGCGGAACAACAATGGGACTTCTTTTTCATCCGGTAATGGAGTTTCTTCTGTTGTTTCTCCATCAGACACCTGGAGTGTATAACATCTGCAATTCCATCCATTTGGTGGATAAAATTCATCCCAAAATGGATCGTCGATATTCTTGGTCACATCATGCAATTCAGCATGTGAAGCTCTTACCAGGTCATCCGCTTGTGTCTTATATCGAAGGAATGGAAGAAACTCTTTGGCTTCCTGATAGTCAGCCCACTTTGCTGACATCTGTCCGGTTGAAACAACTGTATTGTATTCAGCTCGCAACCAGTTCTCATTGTAATCGGCTGAGATTTTCAATGCATCTGCCTTAAATTTGTGCCAGGGTTTGATCTTATTTCCTTCCGTTAAGGCATCCACCAGGTCACTTACATTCGAATGATTTTTGAAAGCAACGAATGTGAATAAATTGCGTCGCATTGATTCGATCGTATCCAGCTTTGTATCCGTATATTCCATCGATGCATGAGATCCCATTCCTTCCTGAAGGGCCTCCCAATATTCCAGTGCTGTAGTTTTGAATAGATCATCATCTATTTGACCATCCTTTAAACGCCGGTCAAAAACTCTTCGAATGGTCTTGTCTGCTAGCTCCCGGATTTCGAACAGAAAGTCTGAGGGCAAATTCAGTTTTATCGGCAGATCAGGAAAGACGTCATTTAATCTGAGTTGCTTGCTGGCTTTTTTTTTTGATCTGTAGCAGGAGCGGCTTCACCTGGTTGTTGTTCGGTGTTCATCGTTTGTTGTTGCTCGTCCTTTTCTTCCAGGTCATTGAAACTCAGCTCACAATCAGTGAGGGGATAGCCTTTGCTAATGAGATGTGGGATAAGGTCACAGTTAATGCTATTCTGCACACGTCGCATTCTGGCCAGTGTGTATTTGTTCAATATTCGCTCATGCACTTCGGCAGATCCCACATGGGCCTTTTCATCTGTTGTTGATGTTTGTCCATTAACTAGAATTGATATCGCGTCATCAACTACTTTTACGAAGTCAGCATAGGAACGATGGCCACCTCCAGTATTACTTATCGGCTCTTTCAATTCGATTTCGTCCTGATCATCGAACAGCGCATAGTTATTCGAGCCGAAATTTCTCAGCATATCCTCTTTGGCATCGAGTTCTTTTTCATCTCGACTGGAGGTTTTGCAAATAATGAATGGCATGCCAAAACGCTCGTTTCTACGGCCCCAGTCAACAAGGTTATAGTCCTTTCTGATTACCATTTTTGATAGAGGTTTCAGCAGACCGAGATCATGCGATGTACCAATTTCTATCAGTTCTTTGGAGAACGGACCGCTTCTGAACGGTATGCCCATAACATCTCCCATTCGAATGACCACATCTCCATATTCAGGTCTGACATGTTCTCTCGGCACCAGGAGGATATCAGTGATGTGTCCATCTTCATTTGGTGCAGAAAATTCGACCAGGCTGTGTCCATAGAATTCAGCGTCGATGGCATGTTGGACATAGTCAAGGAACCAGTTCGTTTCAAAAAGTTTCTTGACTTCTTCGTCTTCAACTCCATTGCGCATGATTTTGAATGGAGCCATCTGAATTGTGAAGTATGCTGTACGCATTTGAGCCAGGAGATGAAGATCTTCTGTAGCAGTTCGATAGAGGAGATACAAGAATTCGCGTCGCGGATGAATATCATCTTCAGCCAGGATGACTCCTTCCTTCCAGTTTTTAACCTCCAGGTCAACGCGATATTTCTGCGGCTTGACTTTATATGTCATCAGCTTTTTGTCTCGTTTTCTGTCTTGATCAGCAGATAGTTTTTGATCTCCAAAAATCGAGTTGTTCTTTCGATTGAACCTAAACAGCGATCCGAGTGAAAATTTCATATTAAAATGACGTTATATGCGAGTTAAATAAATGCGTTCTAAGCGACGATCTCATATTAGGGTATATCGTAATACTACTTATATGGTGATCTTTCAACCTCGAAGAGTTTGAATACCGTTTGAATGGTCTCATCATGTGTGCGTTCTTCGTGTTTCACTTCCCCAGCGAAATTTCGACTTGATTTCACCCTCTGAATCGACCAATCGAGGTAGGTTCAGTGACTTCTTTCCGTCCGCGACATCATGTAGCAAATTCATTACATCATTGTAGTTTTTTACAACGCGCTCCGGGACGAGTGCATCAGGTATTCGCTCATAAACGAAATACAATACCAGAACGCAGACCCATCGTACGACCTGAGCTGCACGATCATCACCAGTCGCGTTGAATATGGTATCAATATCAAATCGAGAGTAGAGTGCGTCCTGGATCATGGCAATGGCCGTACTTTCTGCATCGTCCAATATGCTGTCATCCTGCTCCAGGATCATGTCTAACTGATTGGTGCGGACGAATTTTTTGTAATCTGTTTTCGTTACGAAGCTCATTGCCTAGCAGTTTTACGGCGGTATTTACCCATCCGTGGTTGAAAATGTTGAGACCTGGTTGTTCTTTGTACATAGTACACACCGCCTTCTAGTGCATCAGGGCCATCATCATGGCCATACGGAAACCCCAGCAGCTGATCAAGGAATGTCTGAGTGTCCGGGAGTCCTCTGAGTTTTTCAGAAACACCAATCAATCCGCGCTCAAAAAGTGGCTGAAGGTTTTCGATCCGTTCGATCTTATTTGGTTTGGCACGCTTGTCTCCTCGTATTGGCATATGATAATCACGGAGTTCGGCCTCAACTGCAAATTCATCGAGCAGACTGTCCTGCATCGCATTTGCCTCCATGTAGTATCGTGCAAAATTTTCGTGGCGGTCATACCAATCGTAATGGGTTTTCACCATCGATGAGACTGTAGCTTGTCTGATCCAGAGATCCAGAATATGAATCTTAATGCCCTTTTTGCCGATCAGAACCATCGCCTTGTAATCATTGTCTTTACTCCCTCTAAATGATGGATCGCAGTAAGATATCAGACTATCATACTTTTTGTAGTGAAGCGGTTTGACGTATTCAATCCACTCATGTCTAAAGACGTGCCCTTCTTGGTGATGTTCATGGAAGTATTCTCTACCTGCAGCTAATACTCCCATTTTGTTGATCTTGTCTTCCAGTTCCGCTATTGTAAAGCGTTCTATCCACGCTGGTCTGCCTTTGAGCAAGTTTGATTTACGATGACGCTTGTCTTCGAGCGCATAGACTTTTAAGTGATATCGATCCGGGTGTGGTTTGTCTTCTGGTTCAAGGTCACCAACCAAATGTGCCAGGATAGAGTACTTGTGTATTCTGTTGCCAAGAACTACGATGCGCGCTCCTTTGATTGACATGGCACCATAGAGATCCTCCAAAATCCAATCAACGGCATCACGTACACGTTGTCGATTTCGAACAATAATCTTATCATCGATATCATCGATCACACCATAATTTGGTCGCTTTGCACCTTTACGAATTCCGCGAGGAGATTGCCCACGTCCAAAAGCCCAGAAGCCAATACCATCAGTTGTCGCGAACTGGCCATCCCTCCAGTCACCCATTTTGGCTCGTTCTCCGTAGTCATGTATGAATCGATGATTCGCTTTGAATTCAGCCTGGATGTCGGATAGGAGTGTAATGGCTTTATCCTGATTAGCTGATACGGTGACCATTCCATCAAGCTCCCCATTCACATAGAGAAACAATGGCAGCATGATGTTACCAAACACCGACTTGGCGTGCTCGCGTGGCCACTCCAGGATAGCGAAAATTCTATGATCATTGTAGATATCGCGAGCTGCTTTCTTGTGGAACCAGCCGAAGTCACTATCCATGTAGTGAGGAAAATAGTACCTGCAGAACTCCTGAAAGTTAGTACGTAACCTGGCTTTGCGCGCCTCTTTGCTCTTGTCACTTTCCTGAAGGCTGTGAGCTGTTGCTTTGCGAATTTGCTCGCATGTTTTCAGCCATTCTTCGTATGCGCGTAGATCTGCTTTGGATTGTCTCATTACAAGTGTTCACGTTTCATGTTCAGAAATTCATCTCCAAACTGTAGCAAATCTTTGGCAGCATCGAGGTCATAGTTTTCCAACCATGAAAAAAACTCCTTCATAAAAGTGGCATAGTCGGAGAACTTGAGAGCGTCCTTGCGAATGGTAGTAAACAGTTTTTGTAGTGCGTCAATATCACCTCGCTCAATTAAGCGAATCTGTTCGTCACTTTCCTCTTCCCGGAAGCGTTTCATTTTGCGATGAAGTGCATCAACTTGATAGTCGATGATCTCCATGATTTTCATCGTGCTATTTTCTTTCAGTAATTCTCTACTCGCACGTTTTTGTTTCCACTGTCCAGCCTTAGCCCATTTGTGTATGGTGATTTCAGCAAGGCGTAATACCTGAGCGATATGTACTTGCTTGTAACCGAGGAAAAACAAATCCTTCGCGGCCTCCTTTTTTGATACTGCCATAGCCACAAATATCTCGATGCAAAGGGCTATGATTTCAGCTACATATTCAAGTTGCTATAAATTCCTATCAAATTGATAGTCAGGACTGTTACGTTGATTTTTGGATTTGGAGAAGGGCTGCGTTGCGGTCAAATTTGCGATAAATAATGACAAAATCAAAACTCTTTTTCATGACTTCTGACGAACAACGCAAACTTCTCACATCGTTCTCCGCATTTGTGGTATTGGTTTCATTGACAGTTCTCATGGCAATGGAATGTGCTCCGAATGAATCCGGTAATGAAGACCCTACAAACCAGGAATGTGTGGAGAAGTATTTGGCCGAAATGATTGGAACTTCAAATACCAAATACTTCGATGTTAAGTTTCTTTCGTCTTCTGAAAATCCTGATCGTGAAATTTATACCTATAGCTGGGATGGAGTTGATTACATGTTGACATACGTCACTGCTGATGAAGGATGTTCTGATGAGGTCTATATCTGGATATCCAATGCGAGTCAAAATTTTTCAAGAGGATCGCCCCCATATTGCTTCATTGATCAAGTCGCAGATCACTACGGAATTTCAATTAGCCAGGTCGATCGTGACTGGGAAAC